TTAGAGGCAGTGCGGCTAGGGATTTGCGCACCAACTGGTGCAATCGTAGATCCAAGCTGAACAGATAGCTCTGTAAAGGAGCCACTCATTTGAGACACAAAACCTAAAAAGCTGCCAATTGTTGTCTGGCTAGCTTGCGGGGCATCGATGCCCAACCGCGCGTCAAATTCAAAAGCTTTTAATTCGCAAAGGTGCTTTGAGCTGAATGCGTCTTCAAAAACAGAAATTGCCAAAGAAGTCGCTGGTAAAATTAGCCCTACTGTTTGCTCGCCAATAGCAGAACTTTCACCAATTCCCCCCCAAGTGAATGGGTAATATCTATAAGTCTTCGACGATACAGTTACAGATTGATTTATATAAAAATTCTGCCACAAATGATGGTCTGAACCTCCAGAAGTGTAAACCCGAAGAAATTGAGATTGAGCCCTGTTACCGCTCATCAGCTCACCCCTGTATATCTGCGCGCACCGTAGCTTCGATTGTTGCGAGTCATAGCAGAAGCAACATCCCTGACTCCAGCTTCAAACTGAGCCATGGTCACAAAATTGGTGCCACCCTGCTGCATGACTGGGCCTGTCGTGATATTCACAGGCCCAACATAGCCTCCCTCTGCATAGGCCGGAATTGCGCCAGGTCCACGAACACCAGACAAAATGTTTTTAGCAAATCCCTGTGCTTTGCCGGCAGGCACAATGTACTCAGGCCCAGCTTCGCCTACAACTGCCAATTGAGCACCGTTAACCATGCCGCCTTTAGCAAATTTGGGAATACTCACATTGGGAATTGTTGGAATAGCAGGAATGCCTATCTTTGATGAAATTCGATTCACTCCCTGAATTTTATTATTAATTGCATTGATGACCGAGTTGATTACGCGCTCAATTGTGCTCAAGACATTGTTCAACACACCTTTAATTACGTTTGCAGCAGCCTCAAATGGCGAGACCAAGCCTTGCTGCAATGCGCTCCAGTTCTCCTGAATTGTGTCTTTTACGTTTGCGATTGCTTCACTAATGGGGGCGATAAATGTATCTCTTACAAAATTTATAGCATTTTGAAAGGGTTGTGTTATAAAATTAAAAACTTCATTGAAGTTGTTTGCAAAAAAATCAATCACAGTTTTTGCGGCATTCATGACTGGATCCACAAAGACGGTTTGAAACGCTTCCACGGCTGGCCTTATAAGCTCGCCAAGGCTGTTAAATACTTGCCCAATTTCATCCCTAAAAGTAAAAAGCGCAACGCCAGCGCCAACCAATAATGCAGCCCAGCCAACTGGCCCGGTAAAGACTCCTGCAATGATTGGCAATAACCCACTCAAGGCACTGCCAACGCTCAAAATCGCCGGCGCATACCCTGCAATGGTTGCTCCAATTTTCAAAGCCGCTAAACCCTGAAAAGCTACAATTACGCCGGGGATAGCTGGGGCCAACAAAAGCATTGCACCGGTTAGGCCTGTCACTGCCACAAGAATGGCTTGCAAAGGTCCAGGCAGTCCATTGAAAACATTCACCGCACCTTCAACCAAGCCAACTAATGTTTCAAGAGCTGGCAAAAGGGCCTCAGTCAATCTCAGACCGAGATCGCCAAACTTCTCCTGCATATTTTCCAAGCGATCATTAAAAGCAGCTGCTTTGTCTGCAAAGTCCTGCGTCAAAGCCGTGCCCATGTTGCGCACAGCGTCACCACCACTGTTCAACAGCGGAATTAACTCAGAGCCAATACGAGTTCCAAAAATCGAAGAGGCCAAAGCAGCTTTATTTGAACCATCCGCCATGCCTTGGAAGCGGTCTGCCACGTCAAGCATGATTGCGTCAGTGTCACGCAAATTGCCTTGAGCATCTGTTATGGAAATGCCAAGCTCTTTAAAAGCCGCAAGCGCAGGGCCTTTGCCAGTATCTGCAGCCGTTTTCATGTTCTTAGTCAAGGCCGGGAACGCACGCTCAAGGCTTTGAATGCTTGTGTCACTCAGCTCTGCCACCTTGCGGAACTTATCCAAAGTTGGCGCCGCAATCCCGGTGCGCTGCGACAGCTTTGACATTGAATCAGCCGCGTCTAAATTGCTTTTGGCAAAAGCTGCAATGCCTGCAACACCTAAAACAGGCAGAAAGCTGCGCATCGCGCCAAGCGCCCCACCTGCAGCACCCCGCAAACGGCCCATTGCGGTGGTTGTTTTTCTCGTCTGCTTTTCAACTCTGCCTAATCCCTTTGTAAGGCCTCCAATTTGATTTTGACCGACAACATTTGCCTTGATGGTCAGCGCGGTGGTCATGTCCATAGCCATGGCTACTTCTCGCGCTGATTCAGAGTCTCTACCACTGTAGCTTCAATGGTCTGCAAATCATCCAGCAACTGTCGCGGCTCTTTTACGTCATACAGCTCAAACACCCAGCGGACTGCGCTGTAGTCGAGGCCAACAATCGCACCGCTGCTGATTCTCCATTGAGTTTGCACACGCAAAAACATGCAGACAGCCGGCCAAGCAGCGCGAATCACTTCAAAATCTTGAACGCGCTTTGTGTCCGGCATTTCTAAGCCGAACAACTTCGCATCTTCTGCTGTCTCGTCAATCTCTACGCTGCCAGCCCAATACCTGGCAGCGCCAATCAGTTTCCCCGCTTTTCCTCCACTAAAGAATTGAAGTAAGCCTCAATCAAATTGCCCGCCATCATTGGCAGCTCAAGCAACTGATCTTTTGTTCTGCGCGTGAACGGCATAGGTTCGCCATCCCCATCCAAGATGCCATCCCAGCCAACCAAAACTTCATCTGCAATGCTCACATCTGAGATTTCAACCTCTTCGCCGTCAATGCGTTGCTGCACTAACTCTTGAATCTCAGCTATACGAGATTGAGGCAGGCGCTTAAACTCTGCCTCGAACTCTTGCTTCTCTCGCCGTCCGCCTGACACGGGCTGACGATATGTGATTGGCCAGCTGTACGAATCAGAGTCTTTAAGGACAAGCGCCATCAGGTGAAAGCTAAACTGAAGTCATTATTGCCTGCCGATGTTGGCGTGGCAATGTACGGCAAAGTTAGCATCTGAATCCCGTCCTCGTCGCTATAAGAAGGACCGCCTAAATCAATTTGACCAGCCGTAAATGTGGCGATGTTGCCCGCGGCGCTTCCATGTTGGAACGTCAAATTACCAGTGCTAGAGCTAGTCGCGGCAGTGAAAAAGTCTTTGGTCGCAATGCTGACAGCTTCAATCACGCATTCGCCAGAGGGTGCCCGGTCAGTAATTTCAACACCTTTTGTGCCGCCAACCAATTCGCGATAAATCACCTCGTTGGCCAGCTCAAAGCTCAGCGACATCAGCGACCCGCTATAGCTGAAAACAGAAAAATTAGAGGTGTTGCCGTTTTTGAAAACAAGCGGGTCAGCTTGGTTTGAATAAGTCACACTGCCAATTGCGCTATCGCTTGGTGCGCTGTAAATGCCGGTCATCTCAAAAGCGATGAACGGAATCTCCCCAACTGCACAATTGATGGTGAAGGTTCCGCGACAGCCGGTGGCTTTATGCAGAACGCCATCGTTCTTGAAATAAATGGTGACAGATTTAGGCGTTGCGTCACTATTTGGCGTGTAAGTAACGCTTGTGCCTGATGAAACCGCTTCAGTGCATCGGCACGCCTCAAGCAAAGGCCCATAAGCTGGGGCAGTGCCAGCCGCTCCAGAACCTGCTAACTCAACCTCAAAATTGATAAGAACGCGCTCAGATGCCAACAACTGGTCGGCCTGCCCCAAAAACGGGCGCACAAGCTCACGACTGACAGTTTCAACCTCAAGAGGCGTCACCTCAACGTTTCTCACCAAAATGGCATTGCTTGCCTCTGTTGGTGTCGGGTCCGTTCCGTAACTCGATTCGGTTTCGGCCATAATCAGCCGCTTTCTACTCAGCAGGGGCATGACTCAGCCGGCAAGTGTGCTAGGTCGATCTTAGCAAGCCTAGCCAGAGCTGAGATCTGTCAAAAGGCTGCGATATTTAATTGCAAAATTCATCCCAATCACGCCAGCAGGCTGATCAGCGTCAATCTGTTCAAAACTCACAGGGCCTGGCTCAACATCTAACGCAAAGCCTCCTGCAGTCAGATCCGTCATGATTTTGCTGTGGACATCTTCAACAATTGGATCTGCTGTTTGATCAGGCACAGCGCCCCTAACAATGATTGAGATCCGAACGCCAAGAGTCCAATCCAAACGATCTAGTCTCAGGCTGTATTCGGGTGTATCACCAGTAGGTTCAATAACAATTGCAGGCGATTCACCCCGAGCGAGGGGCACGACACGACTGCGATAGATACGCGACCCAACCTGTGCAGTGCCTGCAAGCGTTGAGGCAATGTCTGCCAAGATTGATTCACGTTTGGTTGTCATGTTTTCTGAAGTGAAATTTCAACCATCAGACCGTCGCCAACCTGTCGGTTTTCCCTGACTGTGTAAGCAATCGAATCAACAGTAATCGAGTCACCGCTCACAAGCGTGCCAA